TCTTCTACTAAACCTCTTGTGCCTTTAAGTAAAGATTCTTTTTCACTTAATTTACTTTTAAGCTCTATAATCTCAGCTCTTAACGAGTCAATAAGTCTAGTTAGATCAAGCTCTCCCCTGTCATCATGATGTTTTAAATCACTTTCAAAATCTTTCATATGTTGACAATATAGGATACTTACCTTAAAATGTCAAATATGGGAGTACCAAAAAGATTAACAGAAATGCAACAAAGATTCGCTGAGTTTCTAGTATATGGCGGACCTGAAGGCCCTGTCACTAAGACTGAGGCAGCTGTACTTGCTGGATACTCTAAAAATAGAGCACCCCAAGAAGGATCAGAACTAACCAACCCAAGACAAAGCCCACTCGTAGTAGAATATATTGGTAAACTAAAACAGGATAGAATAGCTAAGCATGATGTTACCTATGAAGGACATTTAGCTGAACTAGATAGAATTAAAAATGCGGCTTTGAAAAAAGGATCGTTCTCTTCTGCTGTAAACGCTGAAACAAATCGTGGAAAGGCAGCAGGATTATACATAGACAGAAAAATAATAAAACATGGGCGACTAGAAGATATGTCAGAACAAGAACTAGAAGCCAAGATGACAAAGATTTTAGAAGACTACGGTGCATTATTAAAAGATGTTACTCCTGAAACCAAAAAGCTGAAGGAAAAAGAAGATCAATTGACTGAATCAAAAGCTGAGGGAAAGTCAGCCGAATAACCATCCTGCATCTCGATATAATCTTTGATACTGGCTATCTCGTTTTCTAATCTCTCTATCTTCTCCTCTAACTCTTTTATTTTTTCTTTATCACTCATGCATCCCCATTACCCACAGCATTATAAATATATAACAAATAGGTTCCATCTATTTGCAGTTGTCCTTAGACAAATCAGATTCACCTTTTACAAACCATAAATAACTCCACTCAGTAGAACCTGGCGTACATTTCTTGCCAACTTTTACAGAATAAGAACAGCTATTTAATAAGACTAGACATGCTGAAATTAATATTACTGCTAATACTGTCTTTAACGTTACGAAAGCTACTTTCTTCATTTAATTACCTCTATTTTCTTTATACACCCAGCTGGGATACATTGCAAACCCCCTACCTCTAAGCCTTTGCTGTCTTTAGAGTAGGAAGTAAATATCCATAACTTGGATTTAGTTTTCTTGTAGATATACCCAACATCTACGCACGTTGCTACATCATGCTCTAGAATCTCGTCCTCTGGTACCCACGCTTCGTTAGATTGACATGGATCGAACCATGTAACTCTTACGTGTTTATATTTATTCTTCCCTGTCATCATGCCATCTTTCATTAATTTTAGTAGCCATCCACGCAGCTATGGGAATACATAATACAAATGTTAACTCCATAGATTTCTGCACTCCATATCCAAAGTAGTTATTTAATATAGTTGTAATCAACACAGGCAAACAACCACCCACTAATACTAATATCACCATTCTATAGACCCAAGGTATTTTCACAGAAAGACTCCTGTAAGTACTAATAGCATACTNATACANAAACACACTAAGATTGTGGTGAATCGCCTGCTCAATATAAACTTAGCCATGTCCTTCCTCACCCCCATATAGTACCANATCTCACAAAAAGTGTTTTTCCAAAACCATTTACGCGCGCACGACCGATTAACTTGACGTCTTTATTGACTTTTTTGACTATTGGACATTTTAGACATTTTACAAATTTGTAAAATGTCATCATTTTATTCAATAAAATCAATGACTTAAGTATGTTTTGACATTTTACATTTAATATAGAAATTTTTTTTAAAAATATTTTTTTTATGAGTTTAAGTACTATATGTAAAATGTCCATACCACATTGTTGCCACATTTTGGTCATTTTTGAGCCATCTTCTCGAAATCTGCCAGCAATTCTGCCGTATTTACATCTGCCTGCTCTTTAGGATCGTGTATCATTTCGTAATATTGGTTTACTCTGGCTAAAAACTTGTGCTTCCACCTTCTCAACTCATCGTGCTGTATCTTGAATTCCTGATAATATAGATCTGGGGTGCATATCATAATCACAGCCTGTTTGATCTGACTGCCGTGCACGTAGTCGTGTGCCATAGCATATCCTGCTACCTGTAGCTTATAATCTGTTATCCACTCTTCTCTCTTAGGTCTGTTAGATTGCTTGAAGTCTACAATAGTCTCCATATCATTGTGCATACACACAAGGTCTGTAGCGCCTGCGTAGAGGCCCGGATAGTAAACTGTGATCTCTGACCCGAAATACTCTGAGACTGGGGCTAGACCCAGCTGTATAACCTTCTCAGACATACGTTTAGCCTCTTGGCCCATCGCTGTAAGGTCCTCATAGCCTTTTTCGATAACAAAGGACTCCAAGTATTTGTGCATGGTAGTCCCCCGCTTTGAAGATATATTCTTAATTTCCTCTGCTCGTTTTTCACCGACTTTTTCCTTCCACTGGCGCAGATAGGACTTATCCTTTGTCTTGTCAAGTATTGTCGTGACTGATGGTAATTTGAATCCGGCTACATCATAGATCCGTGTTCCATGATCCATGATCCGCGAACCCTGAACATAGGTATATTTCTTATTGTGCTTCATGCACGGTGCACTTCCACCTGAAAAATGTTAGGGGAGTCTCCGAAAGATGGAAAGTGCTTAGCGTCCGTGCGACACCAACAAATGGAATGGAGTCCCCAACTCATAAACTTACTTACCGGCATAATAATTCATTCTCGAGTCAGCATCAATGAGTAGATTACCTGATACCGATACTCGTTCTACATTAGACTTAAACGGAAAGACCCAATGACGTAGATGAGCTGGAAAGATATACATATCTCCCGTCTTAGGAAACTGATGAACCGTACTAATACACTGACGTCCACCTTCTCCATAAGTCCAACTAATTCCACCCGGTCCTTGTAAAGTCCCTTTAAATTCTTTATTTTCTTTTTCTAATTCTTCCGGTACATGAGGGAAGATAACAAAACTTAAGTCCGCACTATGATCGTGAGGAGGATTAAAATCTCCAGGTTTCATATAATTAATCCAAAGNGANGTTAANCTAAAATTAGGTTTAAGNGATCCACCACCTCTCCATTTATTATAACCTTGGCTATAGGCATCAAAGTAATAGACTAACCATTTCGCATATTGATTTGGATTTTCTAATTTATATTCTTCTTTAAGATGACCGGCGAGTTTATCGACCATACTATTCTCTGGATTGAGCCTAGACTTCGCTCCACCATCCAATAGATGTTGACACTCTCCTTGAGTAATTGTGGTATACATCAGGAAAGGTCCCCAGTTAAAATAACTAAACGTTACGTTTTTCTTTTCTGTCTTCTTTTTTCCCATAAACTTTCAGTAAAATCTATCGCTAGATCTAAGACATACATAACACCTATGATGAACAAAGTCCAGATCGCAATTAAGAAAAGGCCTATTTTAGCAATCAGGTCTCGCATAGGGGTTCCTGTATTCGTTGTCATAAAATTTTTTAAATTTTTTATCTTCAAAGTACTCGGCAATATGCTCAGCCGGTACCTGATCTGAGGAGATACACTCCGCTAGATTGTAATATTCAGATTTTTTTATTTTTTTCTTTTTCATAAAATATTTGAGCGCCATTCTTATACTCTTACTACCATGAAAATACTCAATATAATCAATGAGATAAAAGAACCCAAAATGAACAGAAATATTTTATCTCTTGGATCCATACTTCTCCATTTCTTTCTTCCACTTACGATATCCTTTAATCCATTCCTTTCCAGTAATGGGTCGTTCAGGATATTTCTTTTTAGTAGACTTTCGGTTTTTTAACATAGCCTGTTCCTTTCTGTCTGTTGCCATCGTTTGTTCCATGCATAGACGTTCATCTTACTTCCCCAGTGTTCCATGCACTTTTAAGGATAGTCGATTGTTTTAATAATATAATATTTAATTAAGCTTACTAAGTCCGGTAATGTTATCATCATAATGTCTCACTATTTTTTCTAAATCTTTTTTCTTGGTAATGGAATAAGGAATAATGGCTTTAGCAATTTCGTAGGCTGCGTGATATGAACAAGACCAACGCCATTGAGGTTTACGTCCGGGTCTTACTTTTCTAGGTCCCCACCAACCACATAACAAAGTATCATATAAATATTTTATAGTTTCTTTGTCGGTCATGGCCACATCTATTCTAACACGCCACGTCCAGTAAGGTCTAGGTCTATTCTGTTTCTTTTCTAAGTATTGTTTGTACATTACTGATCCTTCTCCATCAATTAAGCCAGCAACATATGCAAATTTTTCGTTCATTGTGTTGTTTTAAAAATGAGTCTGAAGATTCCTTTCGCTGGATCCCATTCCCATTTCTTCCCTTGGTTATTGGTTCCGCACCCTGTTAGGGTCGCTGTCATAATAATAATCAAAAATAAATTTATCAACTTCCGCTTGTACATATTTCTTTATCTCTCCTTTTGAATCACATACCCAACATTGTTTAATTTGATCTTTGCCGTGTATGGTATCTATTCTAATATACCCGTTGCCTTTACAATTATCACAAATTTGTTTGATTGGCATAGGTGCCGTTAATTTTTCTTGGTCCTGCACTGTGATATCCTCCTTTATGTTTTCTTCCTTTAAGTCTTCCTTTTCCTCTCTTCTGCAAAGACCAGATGGCAGCTTTTCTTGCCATACCACCATCTATTCTCTGTCTTATACCGTCTTCCCATTCTTTTATCTTTCTTTTTCTTTCTTGAACTAGCTTTAAGATTTTTCTTAAAACATAGTGATGATCTCTGTTGGCTAATTGGCAGACGTATCTAAAGTCTCGCCCTTCGCCTTCAAACCAATTTATTGCGAGTAAAGCTTCTCTGTAATCAGTAGTGAATAAGGCATCATCGGCAGCTTTGGATAGCACTGCTATCCATAGTAACTCTTCAGGTTCCTTTCGTCTACCTTGAAGCTGTATTGCGTTACTATTTGCTGTTCCCCTTGATTTTCCCATTTAACTTCTGTGCTTTCTCGTTTGTTAACGTCTCAACAGTTTTTGAAATTGAAAGTGGAGTACCGCCTGGTAACAAAACTTTCGACAATTTCTTTAAAGTGTTGTATGTTTCGTGTGTTAACGACACATTTCTGTATTTACTAATGTCTGTCATAACCAATAACATATAGGATTTTCTATAAATGTCAATGAAGTTTTTATTAATATTACAGGTGTGCTCATTTTTATCTGGTGAGTGTAAGGCACCTACTGAAATACCAGTACTTTACAATAGTTGGGCTGAGTGTGTTGGCGGTGCTTCAGTCAAAAGTCTAGAATTATTGCAAGCTGAAGGCTTTGAAACTGTTAATAACTATAAATTGGCTGTTAAATACAGTTGTCATGAGGTTAACACCTTGTAATTGTGTCTAAAATATGTTATAGGCAAGTCTTCTCACCTTTATACCTATCTCCGATTTCCCTCGTTGAGATAGGTTTATTCGCAGATATGTCCTACAAATAAACTACCTGAGGTTGTATACCAACCCTGTTGTTTATGATCCGTGTTCCGTGAGTCATGATACGTGGCATTTGAATCCCGCCACTCGACCATCTGTTGTTCACACGTCTGATTCTTTTTTATCGGATACTTTATCTGTTCCAGTCCGCTTGTCGTTAGGAGTAGGATTATTAAAAATTTCATTCCACCTCTTTTTATATAGTTCAGTAGAAGGACGAGATTTCCCGTCCCACTTTCTACCTTTCTCTTTATTCATTTGACTTAAGCTTTTGTGCTTCATACTATTTTATAAGAACCCTTGGTAATAAGTTTCTTACATTCAGATCCTTGTTTATTGATATAATCTATCTCAAAAATTTTTTTAGGATCTAATTTCTTAATAAGTTTTTTAAGACTCATGGCATCCATGGTCTCTTCCTTATCANTTCCTTGTTCTNTTACTTTATAACTGTATCTCATATTACCTTTCTTTTGTTTTCATCTCAGATGGGGCCAACCTCGTTTCNGATACAGCCCCACCTGCCTAAGTTAGTTCTCTTCGCCTTAACGAGCCAGCACTCCATTGCAACCGATTTGGCTACGGTATGTAGCGGAGCCTCTGCCGAGAACAGCTTTACCAAGACTTCCTC